GAGAGCAGCACCCTTGCAGCTCAGGACATGCGGATCGAGATGGCAGGCTCACGCGGCGCACGGTTGCAGTCGGATGCGGCGCGAGCTGCAACACAGGCAGTGTTCATCCTGGGCGAGCACGATATGGACATTCAGCCAGAAGACCGTGTCACGTATGAAACTCACTTGATCAAGGTTGTGTTCATCCAGTTGAACCGAGAGTTTGGCACGATCGCAGAAGGAATTATCGAGCAGTAATTGGTAATTAGTAAGTGGTAATTGGAGATTGGAGAATCGAATGAAACATTGCTTACCAGATCCGAAAGCAGCAGAGATGTTCGGTGATTATTTCACTGTTTTTTCGTGTGAGTATGACAGTGGTGATCGCTCAACCGGCAAAGAAGAAAGTCTGCGTATTGGAGAAGATGGAAAAATAGTACTTTTGTTATGTCATTCATGTTTGGATCAATTGCGCGGTCAAATCCTTTATCCAATGATTTTGCATGCGATAAAGAGCGATCCAAAACTATTTCAGGAGTTAGTAAGTGGAGCTATTAAAGCTCAAAAAGGGAATGAAAACGAAAATGGCTGATGGTTTTGAATGGGTTGTTTCACCGAAGGTGATCGGCGATGGACTGGAGCAGTATGGACGCAAAGCCCTGATCGCTATCCAGGCTGTGGCGAATTATTGGGGGCAGGGCGTCCAGGATGAAGCAAGGCAGAACGCGGTCTGGGAAGATCGGACAGGCAATGCACGCGGCGGGCTGTTCTTTGCTGTGGACGGGTTTGGACTGGAAACGATCACCGGCGAAGTGACACCTGAAGCGAAGAGTGAAATGAGTGATGTGGCAGTGGAGAGCGGCTCCAAGGATACGTTGATCATCACATTCGCTCACACCGTTTTTTATGGGAAATTTTTGGAATTATCGAATGGCGGTCGTTACGCGATCATTATGAGCACGATCGAACGGAATCTCAGTTCGTTGGAACGCCAAGTCCAGGATTTATTTAGATGAACCCAGACCCCTATCCCCCCGCCCTTTCCCCCACAGGGAGAAAGGGAGCTAGGTGAACAATGGCATCATTGAGAGACAGAATTAACGCCTTTTTCAATCCGCCTCCCGTGGAGACCACGATCGCACCGGCTGCTCAGCAGTCTGTTGTGGCTGAGTACGAAAAGCTGAAAGCGGACCGTGACCGCCTGGCGATCATCAAGACCTGCAGGCTGATGTATGCCACTGATCCACGCGTGAAGAAGGCGTTGAAGATGTATTCCACCGATGTCGTGAAGGCTGGCTTCATCGTCAGAACGAAGGATGAACGAGCGAAACAGATTGCCAACGAGATGCAGACCCGGATCGGGTTGAATAAGAAACTGCAGGATGTGGTGCGGCTCTCGGGGCGTGATGGAGATTCGTTCTATGAGATCGTGGTGGACGATCAAATGGATATCATCGAAGTGTCACGCAAGCCCACGCTGCGCATGCGGCGCAACAGCAACAATGCAGATAAGTTCACGGATTCGAACAGAGCTTTTTACATGGTGTCGGAAAACCACATAGACCTGGACATCCCGAAGGATGCTGTGTATTTCCCCGAATGGCAGCTCATCCATGCCCGCTGGGAGCATGACGATGAGAGCCGCTATGGAACGGCGATGTGGGCATCCGCCACCGGTCCCTTCAAACGCGTGACCGAAGGCGAAACCGATATGGCTGTGCGGCGCAAGGTGAGAGCGGGCATGAGGCTCCTCCATGTGGTCGAAGGCAGCGCGGCAGATGTGGAAGCCTATAAGGAAATGAACAGAGCTGCACTTGCCTCCCCCACGGCTGCTCATTTGGATCTCTTTTCCAACAAGCCCGGCTCGATCACGGCAGTGCAGGGCGATGCGCACCTGGGTGAGATCAATGACATATTGCACCAGGTGGCAACGATGTTCGCGGCGTCTGATGTTCCGATGGAGCTTGTAGCATATGGCGAGGGACTCAACAGGGACATCCTGGGCGAGAAAAAGGAGGAATACGATGAATCGCTCGATGATGGCAGGGAATGGCTCACGGAAGAGTTCCTGAAGCCGCTCCTGGAACGCCAGTGGCTGATGAAGGGGATCCTGCCGGCGAGTATCAAATATGAGATCCTGTGGCGCACAGCAAAGCCGCTCACGCCCGCAGATCTGCGTGACCTGGCTGATGGTCTTGCCCGCCTGCGTGTGCTGGGTATACCGGAAGACATTATCAAGCAACTGGCTGCGCTCTACATGCGCAATGTGGATGATGATATTTTGAGCCTGGATAGTTTCAGCGCGGAGCAGTTTGCGAAAAGCCTGCAAGGGATTTCGATATGATGAAGATCGATATTCTGAGAGAACTCAACCAGCATTTGGACCAGAGCACGGTTGCATTCTTCTCAGTCACACTCACCCAAACGAAGGATGGAAGTCTTCTTCCCACCTTTACTTTCTTTGAACTTGATAAGGCGAACTATGAAGTAAGGTTGAAGCTCGCGGATGTAGTTATTAAACTCGCAGAACAAATGAGAGAACGAGAATGAGCGTTTCCCTGAATCCCCTTGTTCTGGAAGAGAAGAAATCCAAGACCGCCACCCTTCGGGTGATCGACCAGCTGGATAAAGTTCCGCTTGGCAGGATGTACCAGGCTTCGTTCCGGGCAGTGGTGCGTTTGCATCTGTACTTCACAGGCAGAACGCATGAGCTATTTTTGGAGTTCAGCGAAAAAGCGCAGGCGCTCATTCTGAAGAAGGCAGGCAAGGACCAGGTGCTGGATGGGACCAGCGGCTTCATCGTCCAATCGGAGCTGCTGAAGTTGTGGGGTGATACGTTCAAGGATTGGAGTGATGAGTTCGAGCGGGTGAGGCGGGAGGCGGCTTCGATCCCGTTTGGGGTGATGGCGGTGGTGCATGAGAGGCTGGTGATGCCAGTGGTCAGTGAGCTGAAAGAAGCAGTCAGCGGTCAGCGGTCAGCGATCAGCGAAGCGGTGGAAGATGGTGTATTCAGCCATCAGCTGAATGTTTTGCTGAACGCAGCCGGTGAACATTTGTATGGTGATTCACTCAATCTCTCCCAGCGGATCTGGCGCATCGATCGGGAAACGCAGGAGGGCATCAATGCGGTGCTGCTGAATGGGATCTCGAAAGGCTCATCTGCCTGGGACCTGGCTGAGCAGCTCGAACAATACCTGGGAGCGAATGCCGATTGTCCGCGCTGGACCAGTACACGGCTGTATGGGAAGACCAAGACCGAGATTGCCACTGGCGACACTACGGGCTTGCTGAGCGGCAATGCGTGTGATGGACGTGGCGTTTCCTACAATGCCCTCCGCCTGGCACGCAATGAGATCCAGAAGGCGCACGCACTGGCAACGGACAGGGTTTTGATGAGCCAGCCGTGGGTGGAGAAGGAGCAGTGCCATCTTTCGGCAGCTCACCCTGAAACAGATATCTGTGACACGGTTGTGAGCGGAGGGGAAAAAGGGGAAGGGGTTTACGACGTGGGCACAATTGAATATCCGCTGCATGTGCATTGCCTGTGCTACAAGACCGCAGTGCTGATGGAGGAAGGGGAGTTCACATCGAAGCTGCGGACATGGATGACAGGCTCTTCGCCCTGGACCGAGATGGACGATTATGAGCAGATGATCGGCGGGGATGCGAGCAAGAGCATCCTGCCGAATGCGATCAATCTGGCGGTGTGGATGTTCGGTGATGACCTATATAAGTGGCTATTTTAAACACGAAGGACACAAAGGAACACTAAGGATTTTTTATGTCTTTACGAGATGATTTGAAAACGGTTTTGGATGCGGATGATGACCTGATGGAGATCATCACAGGCGGGGTGTATATCAACATCTCGGAGCTGAGCAGGCAATCGGCACCAGGCGCTTTCGATGCGGACAGTGAGATCAAGCCCACGATCCTGATCAAGGAGGGGAATGAAGTACCACGCGGACCGTATTCGAGAAGTGTGCAAACGTCGCTGACGCTGTACTTTTATCAGCGGGTTGGATATGACTCTATCGATGCGGCGATGAATATTGTGTTGAATTTACTACATGAGCAAAAAATAGGAGAAGGCACATGGCAAATACTTTATGACGGACGGATGCTCGATAATCGTTTAGGTGATATCCGTGATGTTGCGCTGGATTGCTCGATGGGTGTTGAGCGGTTCCGGGCAATGCGGATGAAGTGATGCTGTGCAGTGAGCAGTGTACAGTGAGCAGTAATCAGTAAGAAGTAATAAGTAAAAGGAGATATAAGATGGCAGACCCAACAAAACCCTTTGGTTTGCGTGATGTGAAGCTCACCAACTTGCTGGGAACGACGCAGGTGGACCTTCCGGCTTCAAGAACGCTATCGTTCAAGGAACGTGTGATGACCGCAGAATTTACTGGCGATGATGAGCTCTCCGGTGTGGTGACGCTCCCGATCGGCTGTGAGGGCAGCCTGGAAGCGGGCGGCATCAGCCTGGAAGCGTATGCGATGATGACCGGGCACACTCTCACACCTGGCGATGGACTGGATACGCTCGCAGGCGATTCGTCTTCGTTCCCGTACTTCAAGATCTATGGCAAGTCCGTGGACGATGAAGGCGGGGATGTACACTGCAAGATCCTGAAAGCCAAGTTGACCGAGGCGCTCGAAGGCGATTTCAAGTACGGCGAGTTCTTCGTGAACAAGATGAGCTTCGTGGGTGTGAAGGTTGGCGGCAAGGCATTTGAATTCGTTGCCAATGATGTCGAAGATGAATTGCCTGCTTCGTGACCTAACCCCCAACCCCTTCCCTGAACGGAAGGGGGGAGAAACCTTATGAATGGAAACG